CAAAAGCCCATTGTGATTGATTCGTCCGGCGTTGTCCGTGCTGGCAATGGAACTCTTGCGGCAGCTAAATCGCTTGGATGGGAAACTGTTGAGGTTGTAGTTACGGACCTGCAAGGATCGGAGGCGACTGCATACGCGATTGCGGACAATCGCACGGCAGAACTTGCGGAGTGGGACAGCGATGTTCTAGCGGCTTCACTTAATGCCATCGCCACGGACGACCCCGAGCTGCTAGCGGCTGCGGGTTTTGACGACAGTGATCTTGAAAATTTGACAGCAGGAGTAGTAGAGAACGCGCCACCTGAGGATTTCCCTGAAATTGATGAAAACATTGAAACAGAACACGAATGCCCGAAGTGCGGCTACAAGTGGAGCGGGGCTAAATGAAATTGAAGTGCAAAATCTTTGGGGTTCCTGAGTCGCAAGGATTAAAAACCTACAACCTAAACCGTGAGCCGCGTCCGGCTGTTATGGCGCGAGGGCTTGCTGGTGTTTCAACTAGTCAATACTTTATTGAACAAAACTGGAACCTTGAGAGGGATAATGTGCAACCAACTTCAAAAAATGAAAACAAGCCCGCCTACAAAGTTCCAAGCATGGACGAAATCAAAGCTATACCTTGGAACGGTTTCAAAGTAGCTTCAACATTCAGCGGGGCCGGGGGTTCGTGCCTCGGTTATCGCATGGCAGGCTTTCGTGTTGTTTGGGCCAATGAGTTTGTGCCGGCAGCACAAGACAGCTACAACGAAAACAAATCGCCGCAATGCTACCTCAACACAAAAGACATTCGCGAGCTGACTGCTGACGATGTGCTAAGCGAAGCAAACTTGAAACCAGGCGAGCTTGATTTGTTTGACGGCTCGCCGCCTTGCCAGGCTTTTAGCTCAGCAGGGAAAAGAAGCAAAGGATGGGGCAAAAGCAAAAAGTATGAACACGGAGCCGCACAAAAAAACGAGGAACTTTTCACAGATTACATTCGCCTCTTGAATGGCTTGCAACCGAAAGTCTTCGTTGCTGAAAACGTTCGCGGTCTTGTAATGGGGCAATGCAAAGGGATGTTTTTGGAAATCCTTCAAGGCTTGAAGGACTGCGGCTATAACGTCAAAGCAAAAGTTCTTGATGCTCAATGGCTCGGGGTTCCGCAAGTTCGGCGGCGGGTGATTTTCGTTGGGGTCAGAAATGACTTGAAGCAAGAGCCTGCTTTCCCGAATCCTTTATTATATCGGTACAGCGTGCGGGATGCGCTGCCGTGGATTAGTGACGTTAGGCAATCGGTTTATGGTGGAACGGATCAACGGTCGGCAAAAGGCAAACCGTGTCCGACTGTTACGGCATCCGGGGGCATCGGAGCCGCTGCGGGAAAACAGTGCTGGATTGAGTTTACCAAAGCAGACACAAAGCACCGCCAATTCACAATTGCAGAACTTAAAGCAATTTGTTCTTTTCCTGATGACTTTGTTTTGACAGGAAGCTACGCACAACAATGGGAGCGGCTTGGGAATTCAGTGCCGCCGCTGATGATGAAAGCCATTGCAAAAACAATTCGAGACGAGGTGCTTCAATGAGAGGCAGAAAGCCAATACCAGCGGCGATAAAAATCCACGAGGGCAATCCCGGCAAGCGACCGATACCCGAAGAACCAAAACCCGCCCAAGGACTTCCGCTTCCGCCTGATACGCTGGACGATTGCGCCAAAGAAATCTGGAATGATGTTCTCAGAACAATGGGCGGCACGGGTGCAATCACGCTGGCAGAAGCGACAATCTTGGAATTGTTTTCCGCAACCTATTCAAACTACAAGAAAGCGGAGTCTATGGTTGAGGTCAGCGGCTTTGCTTTGAAGGTTGTGGGGAAAGATGGCAAGGTCACTTGGAAGCCGAATCCGTTTTGCTCAGAAATGCACCGCTTCCGCGATGCTGCCACAAAACTCCTGATCGAATTGGGAATGACTCCAGTTGCGCGAGCGCGAATAGGATTGGAAAAACAACGAACTGATGACTTTACCAGCAAGTTCATTACCGGATGAGTACAGAAGCGGAAGAACTAGGGCCACTGGAAGTTGCGGGGTATAATCCCTACGCAATCGCCACCGACTGCAAATATGATCCCATTGCAGGCGAAAGGTCAATTCAATACTTTGCTCAGGGCTTGCATCACACAAAAGGCCCGCTAGCGGGTGAGCCGTTTGTGCTTGAAGAGTGGCAAGCAAATGTCAACCGATTAATATTCGGCTGGAAGCGACCGGATGGAACTCGCAGGTACCGGACGGTTTTTATTAGCGTTCCACGCAAGAACGGAAAATCCACTTGGATGGCAGGTAACGCCACTTATGTTTTGGTTGCAGACGGCGAAGGTGGTGCCGAATGTTATTGCGCTGCGTCCGACAGAGAGCAAGCAAGTTTGGTGTTTAATGTTGCAGCCTCAATGGTAAGGAGCAAACCGCAACTTGCCGCACAATGCAAGATACGCGATTCACAAAAGAGAATCATGTTCAAGGATTCTTTTCTCCGTGCCATTCCCGCTAACGAAGGCGGCAGCCATGGATTCAATTCCCACTACATAAACGGCGACGAGATTCACGCTTGGCCAGGTCGAGATTTTTATGATGTACTACACACCAGCACGGGCGCTCGCAGTCAGCCGCTTGAAACTTACATCACCACTGCCGGATATGATAGGAACACTATTTGCTATGAGCTGTATTCTTATGCTAAACAAGTTAGAGATGGAAGCATTGTTGACGATAGCTTCCTCCCAGTAATCTACGAGGCTGAAGAACATGAGGATTGGACAGATCCAGATGTTTGGGCAAAGGCGAATCCAAATTTGGGCGTAAGCATTTCTTTGGAATACGTTAGGCGTGAATGTCAAAAAGCAGAAAAGAACGCAGCATATGAGAACACTTTTCGCAGGCTGCATTTAAACCAGTGGACGCAGCAGGAATCCCGATGGTTACAGATGCCCCATTGGGACAAGTGCGAATCAACAGCTGGAGAAATAGAAAGCGGTGCGGAAGTCTATGGCGGGCTGGACCTATCGAGCAACGTCGATGTAACGGCGTGGCTTATAGCACAGAGAGTTGGTACAGGCTTCCGGCTCCAGGGGCACTACTTTATTCCTGAAGGGCGCATGAGGGAGGCAGAAAAGAGAGATCGAGTTCCCTATTCAAAATGGGTGGAGGCTGGATGGGTGACAGCAACTCCAGGCGATGCCGTTGACTACGATTATGTTCACAGGAGAATTCTAAAAGACGCCGAAAGATATAATTTTGGAGCAGTTGCTTATGATCCGTGGAACGCAGAACCAACTCGAATATTCTTGGAAAACCACGGGCTGACAATGATTAAGATGATTCAAGGAATGAGGTCACTTTCTTCACCCTGCAAAGAGCTAGAGCGATGCGTGATTGAAGGGCAATTGGATCATGGCGGTGACCCTGTATTGCGTTGGATGGCTGACAACGTCCAGGTAAAAAGTGACGACAATGGAAATATAAGACCAGTTAAACCTTCTCACGCAGGAAGCGCAAAGCGCATAGATGGCATTGTCGCGGCGGTGATGTCTATAGGCGCTGCAATCCTGCAAGAACCAAAGGCGCGGAGTATCTATGAAACGCCAGGAATGTTGACGCTATGAATAACACTCAATTAGTAGTTTCGCCACAATCATCGGAGCCAATTGATATTCAATCTATGGCAACGCAAACCACCGAAGACTTCTTTTTTACAACAATGGCAAGCGGAGGGATGAGCGACAGCGGGGAAACCGTAAACCCCTCAACGGCGCTTGGTCATGGTCCCGTCTGGCAGGCGGTGAACATTCTCAGCGGAGACATCGGCCAGCTACCGTTCTGGAAGATGAAGCGAAGTGGTGACCTGAGGGAAAAGGATAGAAACGCGCCAATAAATTACACGCTGGGAGTAGAGCCAAACCCATACCAAACGCCTAGCGTTTGGAAGGAAACGATGATGAGCTACGCGCTCTTATGGGGCAATGCTATCTCGGTTATCGTTCCCGCTCCTGGTGGAAGGCGTTGGCTTATGCCGTTGATGCCGGACGTAACTTTTTACGAGCAGGACGAGCGCGGCAATTATCATATAACCACGAGAATAGCAAACGAAGATAGGTCTTTTGATTACGAAGACTGCTTCCATATTCGCGGCTTGCAGAGCAACGGATTCTGGGGATTGAGTGCAATAGATGTCGCTCGCAATGTTTTAGGTCACGGGCTAGCACTTCAAAAGCACGGGAACAAAACATTTAAGAATGATGCTAAGCCTTCTGGAGTTCTTCGCACGGACCAACCGTTCAACCCCGAGGCTCATAAGAACTTGAGGGAGGAATGGTACAAAACTCAAGGCGGTGACAATCGAAGATCAATAGCTATTCTTTGGGAGGGGTTGGAGTTCAAGCCCATGAGCATGAGCAATGAAGACGCTCAGTGGCTTGAAGCAAGAAAGCTAGATAGAGAGTTTGTAGCGTCCTTGTTTAACCTTCCGGCCTTCAAGCTTAACGCGCTAGAGAACTCTGCCGTTCGTGCAAACCTAGAAGAGCAAAACCGCGACTATTTTCAAACTTCCCTTTCGCGTTGGATGAATCGCTTCGTTGAAGAGGCAAGGCGCAAGCTATTGCCACCGCAATTGCGATCAAGTGGCGATCATTATTTTCGATGGTTCCCCGAGGCGTTTTTGCGCGGCGATGTTAAGATGCGGATGGAAAGCTATAGCTTGGCGATTGCTTCAAGAATACTATCTCCAAACGAGGCAAGAGCGAAGGAAGACATGGACCCCTACGAGGGCGGAGACGAATACCTCAACCCAGCTATTGAGCAATCCCCAAAGCTAGACGATCAAAAAAGCAAACTGCGTTCAATTATTAGCAATCAATTAGAAGGGGCTTTGCTGGTTGAGTCTAACAAAGTCGAAAGAGCTTCAAAGGTGACTAAAGACTTTTTATCTTGGGTCCAGAAGTTCTACTCAAGCGCTGAAGGTCTGGCGGCAATATTTGGTGAAAGGTTGAGCGAACCTTGTGAGCTAGCAAGGCTCTTGGGCATGGAGGTTGAATGGGAGATCGCTTGTGCAACTCACATGGCCGAAAATTGTCAGAGCTTTGAGAACATCTGTGAACTAACCGACAAAAAAGATATTGCCCTAGCCGTAAAAGACAAGGCAGAGGAAATTAGGTTACAGTGTAAGCAACTTACGAAAAGCATTTTTAAGGAATAGATTATGAAAGAGCTATTGATATACGATGTGATTGGAGCCGGATTGTACAGCGAAGGCGTAACGCCGGAGCATGTTCACGATCAGTTGAAGTCCTCAGCGGGTGAAAGCATACTAGTGCGAATCAATTCACCTGGAGGTAGCGTCTGGGATGGTTTGTCGATTATGAACTTGCTGAAGGATTACAAAGGGCAAGTTAATATTCAGATTGACGGCCTTGCTGCATCGGCTGCAACGCTTGTGGCGTTGGCAGGTGATAGCGTTGTGATGGCGAGCGGTTCAAGGTTTATGGTTCACGAGCCGTGGAGCGGCACCGTTGGCAATTCCGAGGAACACAAGAAGGCAGCGGAAGAGCTGGACGATGTTGCTGTAGACATGGCCAACCTTTACTCAAAAAGAACTGGCAAGGGCCACGATGAGATGCGTTCAATAATGAAGGAAGAGACTTGGATGTCGGCCAGCAAGGCAGTGAGTCTTGGATTTGCTGATAGTGTAGCTACAGAAATTGAGGCAAGGTCTTGCAAAGTTCCTTCTGCTTTTGGATATAAAAACGAAAGCGCCGATGCCGAACAGAGGGAACTCGATGCGATTTCTTCCTCTGCAAGAAAGGCAAAGCTGTCACACAAAATAAGAAGCAGAAAATTAGACTTGACACTATCGCAAATGTCCTGATAGATTCCCTTAATAGAAAACAACTTTGCGGCAAGCACTATCAAGAGATAACTTGACGCAAATTTAACAAGTACGATCATCAAGAGATGGCGCGTTCTTGTCCGACAATTTCCCCCTTTCAGTCGGCAGGGCGCGCTTTTTTTGTACGCTTTGCCAAACCTATATTTAAGGCATAGCTATGAAACGTATCGCAGAACTTAAAGACACCATCGAAAGCCTGGCAGATGAAGCACAGGCACTCAACAATCTTGCAGAAGCGGAATCAAGAGAGTTCACCGATGAAGAGCAGGCATCTTGGGATGCCATCATGAATGAGGGCGGGTCGCTCGATCAAGCCAACGAAGCTTTGAAGAAAGCCGAAAAGCTCGAAGCCGAGCGTGAGCGGTTGTCTTTGGCTCGCAAAGCATCGCTAAACTCCACGCAGCAATTTCAAGGCGTAAGCATTGAAGGCAACGGAAACACGCAAGCCAACGCCTTGCCAGCAACCTACAACCGAGTTGGAAAGCTGAAGGCGTTCAAAGGCGAGAACGCAGAGCGGGACGCTTACGACAGCGGCCAGTTCATGATGGCACTCATGGGAATCCTGAGCGGCAATCCTTCTGAGCAAGCTGAAAAGCGTTGCTTATCTCGCGGCTGGGATGTTCGTGCTACAGCAACCGAAGGAACTGCAAGTGCTGGCGGCTACTTGGTTCCAACCCCGCTTTCCAACGCGATCATTGACGTTCGCGACGCTGCTGGTGTGAGCCGCAGTTTAAGTCGAGTTGTCCCGATGACTTCTGAGACTTTGGACATCGCAAAGAAAACGGCTGGGACAACTGTCTATTACCCCGGCGAAGCTGCTTCAATCACCGCTAGCGATCAAACCTGGGGACAAGTTTCGCTGAGCGCCAAGAAGCGTGCTATCTTGTCCTACGTTTCGCAAGAGTTGAATGACGACAGCATCATTGCCGTTATGGACGACCTTGCTTCCCAGATGGGCTTGGACTTGGCGATCAACGAAGACCTTGAGTTCATCAAGGGCGATGGAACCGGCACCTATGGCAGCGTCACCGGACTTGCAAACGCAATCGGTTCTGCCGGAATTAATGACGCTACCACGGGCAGCGACACTTGGGCCGAACTGGCGTTGGTAGACTTCACCGACACCATGGGCCTGTTGCCGTCGAAGTATTGGGGCGCGGGAGTTCACTGGCTATGCAGTAGCCAGTTCTACTATAGCGTCATGCTCAATCTTCTTGCCGATGCTGGTGGTAACACGGTTGCCAACATCGAAGCCGGGAACGGTGCAAGCCCGATGTTCTTGGGCGCTCCTGTTCACTTTAGCTCGCAAGCAGAAACCGCTTCGGCAGCATCGACAATCGCTTGCTACTTTGGCGCGTTTTCTCACGGCGTAATGATAGGCGACCGGGGTGGTGTTCGCATTGCCCAGAGCGATCAATTCGCCTTCGATACGGATCGGCTTGCTATTCGTGCTACCACTCGATACGACATCAACGTCCACGATGTTGGAGATGGAAGCAACGCTGGTGCCGTTGTGGCATTGAAGACCGCCTCCTAGTTTTTACTTTCCCTCCGGCCTTGCTGGTGTCTTTCCGTTGGTGGGACTTCTTCACGGAAGGCACCGGCGGGCTGGTTTTTTAAATATGAGCAAATACACAACAATCACTGCCAAGAGTGCGCCGGCTTGCGTTACGCTTCAAGAAGCTGCGGCGGCTTTGCGCATAGAGGGCAGCGACCTGGACACGGAAATTCAGTTTAGTTTGGATTCAGCCGTAGAGTATGTTGAGCGGGCAACACATCGAGCGCTCAGAGTTTCCTACACAATATCTGAAACCTATGACAACTGGACGTGCAATCCGATTCGATTTGATTGGCAACCAGTGAAGTCAATTACATCGGTTACCTACTACGACACTTCAGACGCATCCCAAACCGTGGACTCAAGCAACTATAGACTGATTAGCCAAACCGATGGCGCGTCAGTTATGGAATGGGACGATGGGTTCTCAACTCCAAGCATCGCCGTTCGCAGCGATGCCGTGACCATCAACTACACGGCAGGATATGAAGACATCGACAGCGTGCCAGGTCTTGCCGAAACCGCAATCAAGCTAAAACTAAAAGACTTGTTTGGGTACATGACTGAGCGAGAATCGAGAGCCAACGAGGCAAGTTTGAAAAATGTTATTAGTCAGCTGAGTTGGGGGCAGTATCGTTGAAAAGGAATACGCGCTTTGAAGTTCAGGTTCCGGTTGAGGGTAATGACCTCGATGGAATACCTTCGTCTTGGTCAACGGCTGGTTTTACATGGGGCGAATTTAAGACAATTTCCGGGAGAGAATACGAACAAGCGCAGCAGATGAACAGCACTACGACCCACATCATAAAAACTCAATACTTCAAAGGCGCAACTTCAGCAATGAGGTTGGTGAGCAATGACAGGGTTTTTGAAGTTGAAAGTGTTTACAACGAAAACGAACGGAACATGTTTTCGGTATGGCGTTGCCAGGAGCAAGATTGATGGCATATCGCAGCGCAAAAAAAACGAGAGGATTAGTAACCGGCAATCGCAGGCTTGATAAAAAGTTAAAAGAGTTCGAGCCAAAGATACAAATTCAGATAGCCCGTAAGGAACTTGTCGATGTTACAAAAAAGCTTCTTGTCGTGGCGGGCAATAATTTGCAACAGGCAGGACACGTAGACGAAGGGAAGCTGCTTAGAGGATTGAGGCAACGCGCTGGCAAGAGAAGCAGAAGCAGGATTCAAAGAGTTGTTCAGACATCGGTTCGCCGTGGTGACGAATCTGGTTTTGCAGGGGCGCAAATAGAGTTAGGCAGAAAGAACACGGAGCCAGATTCATTCCTGAGAAAAGCGCTCTATGAAAATCAGGAGTTTATACAGCAGCAAGTGATCAAGGGCATTGAGAAACACATAAACAAACTCGCTTCGGATCGTGATGCTCTTGCAGTTCGGAAATTTAACTTATAGTTTCTGCGACAAATCAATGATTGAGAAAGATATCAAAAAGCACTTGCACGCATCCAGCAACATTCGCAATGTCGTGGGCAATCGAATCTTTGCAGGGCGAGCAGGCCAAACAGCAAGGGGGGCTTTGTTAATAGTTCGCAACATTACCTCGGAAAGATTCTATTCGTTGTCTAGCGAAGTTGCTGCCAAGAGTTCAGTTCTCCAAGTGGATTGCTATGAAGACTCGGCGGTGAAGGCCTATGATTTGTCTGAATTAGTACGCAACCGATTGAGCGGGTATCGAGGCACGGCAGGCGATGCGGAGATTCATGACACGCAGATAGTCAGCGAAAGAGCATACACGGAGAAGCCAGAAAACAAAAGCGATAGATGGGTGTTTGCCTACTCGTTCGATTTTGCAATTTTACACGATTCAACAGTACCAACTTTTAATTAGGAGACAGCTATGGCTGTACAATCAGGACAAGGCGCAGCGTTGACGCTGGCCGGAATATCCACATTCTTACCATCTTACACCGCAATTGGAGGACCAGGTTGGTCGCGTGAATCACTGGACACAACCGGCCTGGCCAACACAGGTTCGCGGTCTTCCATTGGCGGAGACTTGTACACAATTTCTCCTGTGTCTTGCTCGTTTTATCTTGACCCAGAGTTGCTGGACACGGGCGAATCGAATTGCATTGAAGACTTGCTTTACTCCTCGGGCTCGCCTCTTGCGGACAACACAATCACAGTAACACTAGCGAACGCTGATGAGTCTACGTTTGCAGCTACGGGACACGTGACCGAGTTGCAGATTGAAGACTTTACCACGGATCAATTGATAGCTGGTTCGCTCACGTTCCAATGGAACACAACTCCAACAATCACGGCATAGAATGAACGTAGAAATAAGCCTCCGCCAGTATCGCGGCAGAAGAGCCGGGATAGAAGTGACCGAACCAATAGATGTTATCTATTGCACTCACGGAACAAAAACTTCCAAGGTTGGATTTATAGCGCGGGCGAATCCTGCAAGAGTTGCATTGATTCGCTGGTTCGAGCCGGAATTCAGGAAGGTTATACGTGACGCTGTGGCGGAGTTGCGGGCAAAGGAATTCGATGGTTATGTGGTTGCTGAAGAGACTTCGAGCATAGCAAGGGCGGAAGTCATTGAAGCCTATATTAACGGGGAAATAGCAAAACCCAAAACCACAACCATTGTCAACACTAGCGGAGAACCATTACAAGAAAACCAACCGGAGGAGGAAGAGGAGCATGAGTAGCAATGGTCATGTAAAAGCGGATGAATTGTTTCGGCAGTCCAAAGAAAGAAGGTATGCGGATGTCTCTGTCAGGGGCCATAAGTTTTGCCTAATGACTTGGACGCAGCGTGAAGCCGCCTTGTTTCATCTGGAAAATCAAAAGCCTGGAAAGGCTGAGCAAGCAAACGAAAGAATGATTTCTCTTACTTGCGTTAACCCAGAGACAAAGGAACTCCTGTTCTCCAGCAGTGACGTTGACAAGATCAGCGACCTTGATGCTGGTTTCGTTTCCGCACTTACGGATGCCTGCATGAAACACTTGGACCTAAGTGGGGAACCGGAGGGAAACTAGCAAAAGACGACCGACGACAGTTTGCGTACTTGCTGGCGAGAACTGTAGCCGGTCGTCTTGATGTAGATGCAATGCTGGAAGAAATGACTCCCGATCAGTTCGAGGGATGGTACGCAGCCTACCGCCTTAGTCCATGGGGCGATGAGTATAAGCGGACAAGCTTAATAGCTTCCGAGATTTGCAATTCAATACGAGGAGTTGCAATGGGATTTGGAAAGCAAGCCATGAGCGAAGACGACTTTCTGGACCTCGATCACTACGTTCCTAAGTGGTTCAAAAAGGACGAAGAGCCGGAGCGATTGAAAATCAAGAAAACAATAGAAGCGGCAAAGTCGCTTGAAGGGTTTGGGTGGTAGTATGGCTAAGGGCAAGATGATTGGAGGCATCACCGTTGGCGTGGCGATGGAGACAAGTCGCCTCAAAAAAGATGTAGACAAAAACCGCAAGACTCTCGACAAGTTTTCTAAGTTCGCTAAAAAGAACTCTGCGACAATAAACCGCGTCTATAAGGTTGCTTTCAAGGGGGTTGCCGCTAGTGCTGCCGTGGCAGTCGCGGGCATATACAAGCTTGCAAAGTCCCAAGAGGAATTGACTCGCTCAATGAATCGCTCGCTGTCGATCATGGGCAATGTGTCCACGGCCATGCGAAAGGACATGAGGGCAGCCGCAATTGAGGCGGCAAGTACCACTACGGCAAGCAGCAAAGAAGCGGCTGACGCTTTCTACTTTCTTGCTTCTGCTGGGCTGGATGCGGCGCAGTCTCTGGAGGCATTGCCAAAGGTGGCGACTTTCGCACAGGCTGGCATGTTTGACCTTGCTTTGGCGACCGACCTCCTGACTGATGCGCAATCAGCACTCGGACTGAGCAGCAAAGACCCAGTGAAGAACATGAAGAACATGGAGCGAGTCGGTGATGTATTGGTTAAGGCCGGATCGCTTGCTAACGCTTCGGTTCAGCAATTCAGCGAGGCACTCACAAACAAAGCTGGGCCAGCGCTGCGGATGGTAGGCAAGGACATTGAAGAGGGCGTGGCGGTGCTGGCGGCTTTTGCCGATCAGGGCATAAAAAGCAACGAAGCAGGGACGGCATTGGATATTGTGTTGCGTGAGTTGCAAACCAAGGCAATTAGGTTTTCTGGAGAGTTTAAAAAGGCAGGAATTGCTGTATATGATTCAAGCGAAAACATGCGCAACATGGGTGACATTGTAAGAGACTTGGAGAATGCTCTTCATGGCCTGAGCGCTAAAGGGAAAAAATCATTTCTTCTCGACTTAGGATTTTCTGACAAGTCGGTTGCTTATGTGCAGACGCTTATCGGCACTAGCGAAAAACTCCAAGACTTTGAAAAAGCCTTGGACAGCTCAGGCGGAACGGCAGCGAGAGTTGCGAGTAAGATGATGACTCCACTTGAAAAGGCCATGAACAGACTTAGCGCAAGCTTTGACAAGACGGCCAACTCTATGGCACCGCTCGTGGCAATGGTGGCGGACCTTGCTGAAGACCTCAACAAGATGGTGAGTAACGCGGGGAACATAAAAAAGTTTTTTTCCTTGAACGTCGAGCGCGTAAACAAAAGACTTCAGATAGGCAAGAAGCAGAGTTTTGGCTCATGGGTTAAAGGGATGTTTGGTTCAAGAACAAACGCAGAAAACAAAGACTACGTTCTTGGGCTTTCTAAACTACTGCAAGACCCCAAGAAAGCAGAAGAGCGCAAAGCCGCAAAGAGAGGATTCAAGACAACGGGAGAATTGGTGCGGACAAGAAGGAAGGGGGTAGGCGCTGCTTCGTCTATGGTGGGCAAGGTAAAGGGAGGCTTATCGTTTCTTGAGGAAAATTATGGCGCAGATTACAGAGACGCATACAAGAGACATAGGCTAGAACAAGAGCAAAAAGTAACGGCAGGTCTTCTTGATAAAGTGAGAAGCGGGGTGAGTTCCGGTGTAAGTGGAATTTCTTCCGCAATAGAAAGCGCGAAATGGGGCGCACAAATGGGCCTAGTAGGCGCGCAAATGAAAGGTCATAAAAAGATTGACGAGTTCACTCCTGAGAGATTTGGCAAAAAAGAACCAATCACTGGTTCGTTGTCGTTTGCACAATCGGGAAGTGCTGAATCTTATAGGCAACAGGCGCGCATCAGAAAGCAAAGCGAAGCAGACAAGCTTGACAAGAAGCGAAACAAAGAGCTTGAGGACATTCGCAAGACGCTAAAAGAAAACCCAGTTGTACTTGCGGTGGCGGGGCTTGTTAGTTAGAGCGGCTTGTAGTCACTGCATCAGCTAACGCAAAAGCAGAAAGATAGTTTCAATGGCAGTTGTGAACATAACCTACGTGCCGGACTCGCTAACCGCATCATTCACGCACGACTGGAAAGACACTATCAGCGAATCCTATCTCGTTGAATATGATTCAATTCCTACGAACATCTATCAAGCACTACTAAGTGGGCAGACTTACTCGGGAACTCCCAAGCTACCTTCTCGGCACGCTCCGTTCCTTGGTTCGCCAGGGATATTTGTTCGGTCTATCGCCCCTGCATTTATGTCGGAGAATAGGAAGGTAATCAAATGGACTTACAACTACGGCCCGCTGTCTCCTGGCGAACAGCCAGAGCAGCAGGTTGACAACCCTTTGAACCGTCCCCCAATTTACAACATCGAGCGGTTTGACAGTGAGTATGTGATTGACTCCGCGAGAAACGTATACGCACTGAAACACGGAGACGGCAAGGGAGGCATGCGGCCTCCACTTACTGATGGTCCAATCGTAAACGCAGCAGGCAAGCGACCCGATGAGCCTTTGGTTGACACTCAAAGCAATGCAGTGCTGGTGATTACTAAGAACTACTCTTCGTTGGTTTGGATAGAAAACATCAACTTGCAATATCAACGCACGACGAACAGTGACACGGTTGGTTCGTATTCGCCACGACGACTCAAGTTTCTATCTTGTGAATCAAATGGTCAGCAAACAGAGGGGCCTTACACGTATTACCCGGGCACAACGAGAATCGAGGTGAAGGCGACCACCGACATAGTCATAGACAACGTTGGCTATGAATATTGGCACGAGGGCGGTGATGGCGGGCAGGTCGATGATTGCAATGGCGAGAACAAGAAACCTGGTTGGCGCAAGGCTAGAGACGTAGACTGCGAGCCAATGTTGGAGCCGATAAACCTTAACCTCGATGGAGGTAAGGCAAAGGATTCTGGCGGGGCAACAAGAATCATGTATCGCTATCTCAAAGAAACATCTTACGCGCCGCTGGTGTCTTAGGAGGCAGGATGTCAAAGCTGTACGGCCTGAGTGAAGCCGACTTGCGGATGCTCAAAAGCATTGTCTCCTGGTACAAGGCAGGTGGAGGCGGGAAGTCGGGCAGGCCAACGCCAACAAGACGAAGGCGAAGCAGTGCCGCCGGCCCTCCACCAAGATTGTTTGGCATGGTTGTTTCAGACATTCCGGCAGCGGGGTTCAACGGCGAAGAGAAAAGGATAGAAGCGGGAAAGCAAGCCGAACCAGGGGTTGTCGTTTTAACACGGGAAACAGATGGGCTTGCAGAAGATGAAGGGATCGGCAGCCTGAAAGGTTGGAACGATTGCACTCAATCGACTATTCGTGGCAGCGTTGATGAGCCAACTATACTGCCGGGGCGAATAGAAGTTATTGAGGATGAAACGTATTTTGTCGTGGAGCAATTTGATTTGCGTAGCCTTGCTGGCTACGAAAAGGGCACCGACAAAGACGACGATGCTCAAGCTCCGTACCACGAAGGCGACAGCGGCGAGTTCAGGCTAGGCCGTGAGGATTGCGGGAGCGACGAATCTGACATCGTGCGTGAGCGATGATGGCACTGGCGCTACTGGCCCCGCTGAGGACAACAACACTTACGAACTATGACGCAGCCATTCATAAGAAACGGAAAGCCGGTTTTCTCCGGCGGCCAACCTAGCTTTGGTTGTGGAGACTGCCTCGCTGCTTTCTGTACGGACCTTGGTGGTGGTGAGTGCCTTGCCTACGAGGAAATCGGGGACAGCCCCACGACAGACATTAACGACGATGGCAATAATGAGCCAAACCCCCCAGGCGGCAAGCGGTGCGTGGAGTGGCGGCAATGCTTTCACTACACTGACCGAAGCGAGCCCTCCAAGGGGGCGGAGATAGTTTCCTGGTTGTGGGAGTGGGAGGACGGAGAAACCAGCACGGATCAAAATCCAACCCGATGCACAACGCAAACTATTACGGGCTCCCAGGACGCATCTGGAGGGAATCCCTTTTTTCCGGGTCCTTGTAGAGATAGGTTTGACGATAATATTGGACGCTGCGTAGAAGACGGCAACAACGAAACGAACGATGACCTTGTCCCGATACTATTACCTGGAGTCAAGCTAACGGTAACGGACAGCGCTGGTTGTGTAAGCACGGCAAGCCGTTCTCTGAAGCGTAACCAGTGCGAGGAAGTCTTAGAGGAAATACCTTGCTCTGAGATTCTGGATCGCATCCCAAGCCTTACGGCAACTGTGTCGGGCATGAGGCAAGATTGTGTAGCCAACACCGTCTACCTTGCCGATGAGTGCAATATAAATTCTTGCGCCCCTGACCCGCCATGGATGCCTACGCCAACGGGCTCTCGAGATTCAGCCTTCTCTTGCGCGGATTTTAACGGTGTCTATGAGTTAGATACTCGAGTTCTACCCAACACTGGCAACACGAAATGGGGAGAATTGGATTTAGACACTAACACTTGCTTTGGAGGGCGGTCGCAGGTAACGGCTTTCCACATTCGATCCATAATAAGAGTCCAACCAGATTGGGAAACCGAAGGAAAATGCCGTTTTGATTTCCGTGTGTGGATAGATAGACCCGATGAATTTCCATGGATGGGTGGCGCTGGCTTTCAGCTAGCTGAATGGGAAGGTAGCGTGGCATTGACCAATCCAGAGGACATCGCAAGAACGCCAGTGACGCTAGAAGCTGTATACAGTGAGTTAGGGCGTGAGTGCTATCAATGGCCAAAAAACGGAACATGCGACGACCCAAGTGCCGGTCCTCCTGTTTCGTTTCCGAATTGCACGATAGAGGTGAGCTTAATTTGACCGCAAAGAAATGCGTCTGGATACCCGACTTGCCGGGTGGCGTGATTTGCTTGGGGTGCCGAGCCAAACGCCCTACCGAGAGGGTCAGGGCCTGCCCGCAGCCCGCGCCTCCTTGCCCGCACTTAGGGAAACCTATCGAGCGCGATGGCGTTGCCGTGAGAGTCAAATGCGGTTGCAGTAAGAAGAATCAAAAAAGAATGATGCCCGCCTATAAATGCGAAGTCCGCAAGCGATGTTTGCCGACCGCCAAGTTTAGCCTGGAGCAACTAGCGTCATGGTCGGAACGGCCAGAGGCAGAACTTTACCAGCTCTGCCAAACGTGCGAAGATCGACAAGCACCCTTTTGAATTTCTTAATTATAAAAAAACACAGGTGAAACAATGCCGGCAAAAAGCGTAACACTCACGACAGCGAACACTACACGCACTGGAAATTCAGGTGCCATTGAAATACTGTATGAGGCGAAGCGGAGAACTTACATTGACCGCATCGAGTGGTCGCCATTGGGGACCAACGTGGCCACTGCCGCTAGAGTGTTTTTGAACTACGCCGAACCAATAACCGAATCGACTAACAATACTTTGATTGGGGAGGTGACGTTGCCTAGCACGACTGCGAGCGAAGTTGCCGCATTGTCAAAAGTTTCGCT